GACATCACCCGCGATCCACGTTCCAATAATGCAACAGTCGTTCCAACTGCAGCGGCTTGGTTCATATCACCCACTTGTGAGTCTGCGATGCTCGCGAATCGTTGACCAGCTGAAACCACAACACCCATTAATGAAAGTAATGTTTGGTCTGGTCCTTTAAAAGGTAAAGTCATAAACTGATCTTTGATATTGCCTCCCGGAGCGTCGACGTCTCTAAACTCACCAGGTTGTAAAGGTTGTGCATCATCTCTAACTCTAATACCACGAGATTTAAATCCTGCTGGTAAGTTTGCTAAAGTTCCTGCATCTAACAGTTGTCTTAACGCTGCTGTAGCAGTTCTAGTTAAACCACCAATCATATGAATTAAACCAAAACCATAAAAACCAGTTCCTGGTAAAAATTTAAATTGTACAAAATAGTTTATTTTTCTTTTTAATGGATCTTGTGGATTGTAATTTCTTCTAATAGATAAAACTTTATTTCCTGCTTGAGAGATAGTTACAACATATGGAAGTTTAATTCCTGTAGGCTCACCGTCTTCACCCATATCTTCATAACCTTCTAAATCTAAATTAGTATGTATTTCATAAAGTGTGTATTGATCTTCTTGGCCATCTTTAGCAATTCCTTCTAGTTCTAATTTTTTATCTTCTAATTGATTTTCTGTAACCGGTGGATTTCCTAATTCTATATCTCTGTAAAATCCAGACACTTGTTGTTTTCTTAATTCATTTTCAGAAATTTTAATTACATGAATAACTGCTTCTGCATCTTCTAAACTGTTTGCAGAATAAGGTACTATTAAATCATCTGCCGGTACAAATTTAGACACGGCTCTACCCAAGAGGGAGTCGTAATAGACTTTTTTAAAGGTAGAGCCGGATAGAGGGAGATAGAAAAGCATTTGATCAAACTCTGGTTCATATTCTTTCATCTGATCCATAATCTGATAGTTCATAAAATCTTTAACACGTTTTGATTGTTCTTCTTTAGCAACATTAACATCACCCATAATTTGTGTTCTTACGGGACCATCGGCTGGTAATAATTCTTTATAAGCGAGTGCCTGAAATTGAGTAACCGCTTCTGCTAACACGGGGTGCGTAGCACCTGAAGCGCCTTGGAAAGGTTGCGTTCGATTCGTGTACTTAAATCCTAGAAGATCAAGACCGGTAATATAGGATCGTTCCCATTCTCGTCTTGAATATTTATAATCTTTATAATCTCCGTTTAATTTTAAACCAATCGGCGTTAAAACATCATCGGGAAGAAGATCCGCTAAATTATCAAAATGCTCCTCGGTTCCTGGAATCTGAGGTCGTTCATTAGGATCAAAATCAATCGTTGCGCCGCCGTCTTCTTCAGGCGTCACTTCAATTGGACCTTTTTCTTCCATTTCCCCCACATCGATTTCCTCAAGCACTTCCGGTGAAGGACGCTTCGGATCAAACACATTCGGGAGAGATTTATCAATTCTATCGTCTGCCATTTAACTTCTCCGGTTTCTTTGTATCTTGTTTAACTTCTTTGCGCAAGTCTTGTGGATTAGGACCTTTTAAAGGAGGAATCTGACTCCATTTAACATGCTTCATATTTTTGACTAGGGTTGGGTTTTTCATTTTTTCTTTAAACTCGCAATACCTCCATTGAAATAAGACGCTCTTCCCCCATCACCTAATGCATATCCAAAATGTTCTCTTATATCTTCCATAGGAGAAACAGGTGCTCGCTCTACACCATAGAAATCTTTTCCTCCTTCTTCCATTCTTTTAATTTGTTCCTTATATCCATACACAGGGTGTTCCATCATTAACTCTTGAGGTTGAAATTTTTTTAAAGAATCTGTTTCTTCTCCCCCAATAGATTCAAAGAATTCTCTCATGCTGGATCCAAAGATAGGTCCCCACACTAAGCCTTCATCTCCTTTAGCTCCAATCATTTCTCTATATCCTCGATCAATACCAGGAATGCCAGCCGTCTTGTTCCATTCTTCAGCGGTTAAACTTTCCATCATATTTTCTAAAGTAACCATACCAATCGTAGCACTACGATTATCCCCTGTGTAATACTCGTTATAAAGCTTTTCTAAATTTTGTTCGCTCTCTGCGATTCCTTTAATAATTCTTTCCCTATCACCATATTTATATCCCTCTTGACCTGCATAACCTAATTTAGAAGGACTTAATTCTCCTCCAATGTTTTCATAATGATCCAAGTAAGCTAATTGAGTATCTAAGCCTATTAATCTCTTTTCTTCTTTTTTATATTTAAGATAATCCATCATCGCTTTAATTTCATTATCAGGAACCCCTCTTTTAACAGCATGCATCAGTACGGCTTTTTCATCCGTATCAAAATCAACAAGACCAAATGTAGCCATCTCAACTCCTTTCCCTGCTCCTTTCCAAAAGGATTGACCTTTGCTCCAATTGTTCAACATGTCAGCGAAAGCAAAATAACCTTCGCCCTTGATCCAAGGTAATGCTTTTTTCATTCCTGGCATTTTCATAATCTCATCGATAGGAAGTCCTGAGTTTAATCTCATTCCCGCCTGTGTGGCTAACTTAGGATGCTCTTTAATAAATTTTCTAAACTTGTTAAATTCTTTTGGTCCCCATGTACCGACCTGTTTTTCAACATTACTAACAATTCGTTTCATACCCGCTCGAGCACTTTCTGGAGCTGCTCCATAAGCTTTTCCATCAACAACTACTCTGATGTTATTTTTCTTTAAAGATTCAATGTTTTTAAAATTACCTGCTTTAATTTCTTCGGAAATTGTATGCGCCATAAGATTCAAGTCTCTAGTTAAAAGCTGATATCCACCTGTTGCACGACCTGTCACCCCTTTCGTATGATGCAGTTCAATGGCACGTCTCGTTGTGCCCACTCCTTTTTCTTTAATCAAGTACCTTACTAAATCATTTAATTTCAATCGGCTAGTATCAAAGCCTTCTGGAAACATACTTAAAAGAGCTTTACTTGGTGCTGCCTTTGCTTCATTAGCAATACTGATAAATTTCTTAGTCTTTGCAAAATCTGTATGTTTATTAATTAACCAATCAGTACCTTTTCCATATTGCTTCCTTAAATTTTCATTGGCAAAATATTTCTTTCCTTTTCCATATTTAGTATTATCTATAAACCCAACAATCTTTTTATTTTTACCCCATTTTTTATCGTAAATCGGTTCGTATCTCGTATCCCCATACATATACGCACGATCCATTTGCTGTAACATCCAACCGTCTGCATGTTCTAGTCTAAACGCATATTTAAAAGGTTTAGGATCATTAATAAATGCGTCTATCTGTTTTCTAATTTTTTCATTTTTTAAACCTTTTCCAGTATCTTTTAATCCAAACTTAAAATTGTCAAAGTCCCATTCCTCTGCAGGAATATGAGAAAACTTTTTCATAATCTCATTTCGTACAGGAACGGGAAGTTTTTTGACTAATGACACCTTATAATCTCGTCTTATAAAATCTGAAACATTGTTATACTTTTTCGTCTCAGTAGTATAATCGAATCCAAGTTTGCCTTTACTAAAATCAGCGTCAGGAAATGCTTTTAAAATTTTCTTCTGATTAATTTTAGATAGCTGCTTTGTTTTCTTGTTTTTTCTAAATTCCTTGGTTTTTAAATCATAAACTAATCCCTTTTCTATGGCTTCTTTTCTTTTTTTATATACGGTAGTATCTTCATACTTTCCACTATACCCCGGTCTCCCTGGTCCAGGTTGCACGAGTTGTCCACCTTCGGCCCTTCCACTACGCGTTGTGGCATAACTGACTTTCTGTAAAGGATGACCTCCTCTTACTCTTCGACTTGGAAATTGAGAAACGGCTAAAGGACTATGGCCAGCTTGTCCGCCTTCAGCTATGCGTTGTCGACCCATCCATTCTTCTTTTCCAATTCTAATTTCATCATCTAGACTACGGCCATTCGGATCACGGCCTCCGCCGTACATCCATTCCATCGCCCATCGATGTCTATTATATTCTGACATTATTCTCCTAACATGTGCGCAAGACCGCCTGAAGCTTTTTTCCCACGTTTCTGACGGTCCAAATGTCTACTGATTAAAACACCAGTTCCAACCGCCGTACTGTGCGACAATCCTTTTCCAGGATTCTTCTTGTAATATTTTCCTAACTTATATCCTTTATCCATAATGTAGGCCTCGGGTTTCTTAATTTTCTTCAGTTTCTTAGTTATTTTTTTAAGTCCTTTAAGGATACCGCCCCCTCCTAACGGAACACGGCCGCCTGAAGCTTTTTTAATAATGAGTGTTTCTTTTTCATCAGCAATCTTCTTCAGATCCAAATGATCGACTTCCTCCATAAATTCTTCTATATCTTTTAGTTTTCCTTCCGCATCCGGACGAACGGTTGCTTCAAAATATTCATCATCGGTTTTAATGCCTTTACCCGCATCATCTCCTTTGCCTCCTACTTTTTCAATAATCTCTCCTTCTTTAATATCAAATCCTACTTCTCTGTGAATCGCGTCATCACTGAACGTTTCACCCGCTTCATCGGTCCATGAGCCTGGTCCGGTATGAGTTTTTCTTACTTCGGTCAATCCATCCGGGTGAACGGTTACGTCGACGCCCTTATAACTATACTTTTTAGCGGGAACCTTTTTGGTGACGCCTTCTATAATCTGTTGAACGCCTTTAGCCTTCACCACTTCAATCAGATCCCAAGCATAAGTGGGAATACCCGCTGAATCTCTTACAATCGTTTCGGTGACTTGAGGAAGGACCTTCGGTGCGACTTTGGAAACCCCTTTTCCAATAAAAGGTAGGGAAGCTATTCCCGCCATCAATTTCAAAAAAGCTCGTCTGCCCATTCCACCACCGCCGAAACCGATTCGTCCGCCTGCTTCATGAGGTTTTCTGTCCTTAGGAGGATCAAAATCTTTTAAACGTGATTTTGACTTAAGCATATCGTCAAGTAATTTTTGAAAAAAATCAGACTGAGGGCCTGCGTCAGGAAATTCAAACGGTTTGATAACGTCTTTTTTAGGTTTCTTTTTTAAAAGGTTCTTTAATACTTTTATAATCCCGCCTCCTGCTGCCGAGTTTCTAAAGGGTAAACGCTCTTTCGGTAATTTTGTTTTAATATAATCGGTGACCGGCATCTGGTGCTGGTGTTGATCTCTCCAATCCGCCCAGGAACCCCCGTACTCGAACTGGAATCCCGGATCGCCTCCGTACATCATTCCGATGCGTCCACCTTGATTTGCGCTATATTTTCCAAGTATTTTTGGTTTTTTCTTCCATTTCTTTTTAATGGTAACGTAGGGTTCAGACTCTTCTGCTTTTCTCACTCCAAAATCCCACTTATCGCCTTCATTGGATTCCTTTACAATATTCAAAGTCCAAGTGCCTTGTGTATCTTTACCTATTTCAACTTTATTTCCTTCTTTTTTTCCAAGACCCACATACAAATTATAAAACTCGTCTTTAGACATTGTATCATCAAAAACAATATTACCATCCTCATCTTGTACCTTAACCTTTACATTTCCAGTTAGATAGTCTCCGCCCACATATGCTTTATCACCTTGATAGAGTCCACTTCCACCATAAGTAATATCTCTTTCATCAACATGATAAGGAGCTGATGGGGCCTCTTCTGGTGGTCCACCTGTTTGAGTAATATCAACTCTAGGTCTTACAAAGTCGAGTACGCCTGGGCCAGAACCGATACCCGCTTCTGCTATTATTTCTTCTCTAGTTTTATATTCCCCTGTAGGGGACTTAATCTTTTCTTCAGGTAGAGGAGGTCCATAAACCTGTTCTCCTGTAGCAAGACCAATTCTTCCGCCTTCGGCTTTATCTTTTCTTTCCTCTAACCATTGTTTAAATTTCACCAAGTCAGGACTCTGTTTAATAGCTTGCCAAGGAGTTGGAATCGGGTCTAAATCGCCATACATAAATCGTTCTTTAAAAAAGGTCATGGCGTCATCTCTATGTCCTGTGGGATCGTATTCAGGAAATAACCACCACTTCGGTGGGGCCGTTCTCATCCAATCCGCTCCTTTTGTTAAAGACTCATAATCTTTCTGGAGACGATCTCGAAGGCTTCCCCCTTCTTCCATTCCCATTCTTTGTTGTCCCGGTTGTCCTTGTCCCATCATCATTCGTTGCATCATCTGTTGCTGCATGTACTGAGGGTCCATGGTTCGTGGTGCGACACTCGGGAGCCCTCGTGGGGCTTTCATGGGATTCGGTTGACCTCGACCGGGTGACTGGGCTCCTCCCAGTTGAGGGGTTGGGGATTCCTCTTGTCCCTGCGGTTGGGGTAGTCCAGTGGGCTTCAACCACGGAGCATGGCCCACGGAGCCACCTCCATCATATTTCATGTACGTCGGTTCACCCAGCATATAAGCAAGACCACCGGATTCATGGGGTTTACGACCCTTCATTCTTTTATTTTTAATCATTTGTTCTAATATTAAAATATCTTGATCAATATCTGCATATTTAGCTAAATCACCTTCGGGCGTTAATCCTGATCCTGGCATTTCATCTAATTTTCCCATCAAAAAGTCTAAACCAGGATCACTCATTGCTTTATTTTGAGCTCTCAGAGCCATTTGGTCTTTATCCAGCTTAAGGGCTTCTAATAAATTTTCTAGTTGCGAAATTTTTAGATTCTCAAATTGTTCAACCTCTCTAGGCATTAATGTTTTAACGAGATCTCTTTTATCGGTCGGTATTCCAGAAGGCATTATCCTTTTATTGCTTCCTCTCATTCGTTTAATCAAAGCTCTTAATCCCGCAGATCCACCAAAGATAAAGTCAGCTCGTCCGCCTGACGCATTTGGTTTTCTGTCTTTAGGATCAAACATCTGTAATTCTATTTTTTGTTCAACATCTTTCATATGTTTGTTAGCTTCTCTTCTCAGCGCCATATCTTGTTGTACACGTTTTAAAGCTTGATCATATAATCCTGATCGTTCAAGGTCTGTTAGATCATCGTAAACTTTCCCCTGTACCGTTGCTAAAGAATCTGCAAGAATATCGGCGTCATATTTATAGTCTCCTGTAAATCCCGAACCGCCTCTAATTTCCTCATAGGCTTCGTCCATAAGCTCCTCTTGTTTTTTTATTATTCCTTGACGTTTTACTTTATCTCGAGCGCCTATAAATGCTGTATGGGGATCCACTCCAAAATACTCCTCCAGACCTACCGTTTTTCCACTTTTTTGAAATTCCGTTACTTTCTTGGTTAAATTATCGTGTTGAACGATTCTCTGTTTCTGATCGAGACCTTTCCATTTTCCTCGTCCCAGTCGAATGTCGTTAGAAGCCTTAATAAACAATTGTTCTATGAATTTCTTTAAAGCGCCTCCTCCTGCCATAGCGATTCGCCCACCACTAGCCATGCCACCTGGATCCCAGTCGCCTTCGTCTCTAAAATCTTCTACGGTTTTATATTTAGGGTTTTTTTCTTTAAAACGTTCAATCGCTTCTTTATTTTCTCTTTTAATTCTTGCAATGTCTTCCTCAGAATCTCTAAGTAGAAGATGACGATCTTTTTTTCCTTTTAAAGTTTCCTTTGTGGTTTTGGGAGCAACGCCTTTTTTCACGTCTCCTGATTTAAGCAAACTTTCAATTCCTTTACCGCCTGGAACAACTTTGGGTGTCCACCCTGTGTGCCATGGGGGTTTAGCTTCGGTAGGAACGCCTTTCGTTTTATTAAGTTCTCGAACCACGTTATCTTGAATGGTCATCCATTCCTTAGGGGTTTGAGGTTCACGACCCCACAGTCTAATGAACTCTTGGAAATATTTATTTCTAAGTTTTGCGAATAATGATAATGCCATTAATAATACTCATGTTTCTTGGGCTGTTGTTTAGGATTAACGTAGTCTTCCGGATGCTTCAAAAATCCACCCTGCCTGAAGCGCATGACGGCTTGCGTCATGGAGTCGACCAGATCGTCATGGTCTCCAAATGGAAATGCTGCACATTCCTCGATTACTTCTTCCGCGAATTTCTGTTCTGGCGCCCAAATCATACCGGATTCAAAAAGCGGTGCGCATACATTTACTCTTACATGCTTATCATTTCCTTTGCTCGGTGTAAAGTTAGTAACGGGGATATCCATTTGCCTAAGCTCGTAGGTCAAAGGCAGCCCCGAGGCCTTCGCTTCAATGATCACCGTCTCGGGATTCCAGTATTTGTACTGATCGAGCGCTAATCGTCTCAGTTCCGGGAATTCATATCGTCCTTTAATGGCGTCTAACAGGATTAAGTTAACCGGCTCATCTTCTGAAGGTTTAAACACCCCCCAGGTCGTAATGGCTGAAAAGTCTGCCGTTTCCTTTTTCATGAAGGCCGTGTCGTAGGACTGGATGACATGCTGCAGGGGTGGAATCCAATCTGCGTCCCACACGCGCCACCATTCCCGCTTGATGATCGCACCTTCTTCGGAGGTGGGGTTCTGCATCCACTGCGCGTTCCATTTAGCCACGGGTAGCGTGGCTTGAACCTTTTCTAATTCTTCCTTGCCCCAGTACTCGGGCCAGACAGGTCCGTGGTCCAAGATTGCTGGAAATTCGACCACGGACCATTGATCGCCTTTCACTTCTTTTTGATTTTTTAACAACATCGCCGTCAAATCTTTAGTCGACCAACGCGTCATGACTAATACGATCGCGGCACCCGGCTGTAAACGTTGTCTGGGACCAGAGGTGTACCATTCATAGGCACTCTCCAGCGCTGTCGGAGACATCGCATCTTGCTCAGAGTGCGGATCGTCAATAATCAGTAAGTCAGCACCCCGTCCAGTGATCGCGCCACCGACACCAGCGGCGAAGTACTCGCCGCCTTGTGCTGTTTCCCACCTCCCAGCGGCTTTACTATCTTCTTGTAAACTTGTTTTAAAAATCTTGTGATATTCTTCCGAGTCAATCAGGTTTTTGGCTTTACGACCAAAACGAATAGCCAATTCTCCCGTGTGGGTGACTTGAATGATCTTGAGTTTCGGATTACGGCCCACCATCCAGGCAGGAAGGAGGTAAGACGCAAATTCTGACTTCGTATGCCGCGGAGGCATATTCACGATTAAACGTTTAAGCTTCCCGGTTGATAAATCATTAAATTTTTGTGCAATATGTCTATGATGGGACCCTTCAATAAATTCAGGCCATACGCATTTAACAAAACTTAAAAAATCATTCTTCGCTCTATTTTGAATCTTCTTTTCGGCATGCATAACTTGCAGCTGCCTGTAAGTGCGCCTAACTTCGGCGGGTAAACGACTAATATCTACATTTAAATTCATATAAAAATTTTATAAAATTTTTTGCATCATAATATGATGTTCAATAAGTTTTTAACAGCGTTGTCTCTCTAAATCAAGCAATTCAACCTGAAGTAGTGGGACCCCTTTTTAAAAAAGGGGGATCGGTCTTTATTGATTAAAGTTAAATGGAATTGGGTTTGGTACCTCTATTGATCCGCGGTACGAGGTCCCCGCCGCGTAGCGGCGGGGACCAAGAGCCAACGCGCGCTAGCGCGTTGACCATTCGCTATGGACTAACGAAATTGTCATCATTGTATTGTGCTTCTGTAATTGGGCGACGTTCGCCAAGTAAATCATTAACGAAGTAATAATTACTATTGTTATAACCTCGCCAATCTCTATGCTTGTACCATGCGCTATCGCAACCAGTTCTTTTAGGCTCATGTATTTTGCCGAAGTGATTGAGTGCATGATCAATGTGTTTATTAATCCAATCATACATACATCGTTGATCGCAAAAGTTTCCATTGCCATAATAGAAGTGAGATCGCTTGCGCGTTTCATAATGCTTATCGCCTTTATGTCCTCTTATCCTGTCTTTAGTTTTATACTCGTGGCAACTTGGACCTTGGCAATATTTCACTTCACTCATTAATGCCTTGTCACTTTCTTCTCAGCTTGAAAGTTTCGCCACTCATCTGAGTTCTTGATTAAATGATGTGCTTTAGGAATAATTAACATTAACATTATCCACGACATTTCTTCATCTGTGAATTGTCCACTCGCCCAAACATTATCAACTCTTTTAATTGTTTCTTCTTTGTCTTGTCCTCTTACTTCCCAAATATAATGAATTGCACTCAAAAATCTAGAGTGCAACCATTTAGGCAAGTGATCATCAACTGTTTTTCTGATTTGTTCTTTCATTTTTTGTCCTTTTTATAGGTCAGGTCAAATGTTTTATTGACAATATGGGCAAGATGATTACTTCCAAACATAACACCTAGCCAAAGTAGTCTACGTTCCTCAGGTAGATTGTGACTTTCAATATAATCTTTCAGCTCTTTTTGTGTTTTAAAAGTAGCGAAGAAATTACTGCCTTGTAGTTTTATACTCATAGTACCTCCCAGTTGGTTGCATAACGATATCCTTTTTTATCTAAATCCCAATAATGTAAAAAAGGTTGACTGTCTTTTAATCTACTCCCAAATCCACGACAGTTCTCAGTTAAAATGCCGAAACGTCTAACTTCTTCGCCATTCTTTTTAGTGTATTTGATTTTGAACTTTTTATTTCTTTCGATTGTGTCCATTGTGGGATAATGGACTATTATCCCACTAATGTCAATACCCTATTTTTGGGCTTGGTCGTAGATTTGACGAGCCAAGATTTTTTGTTCTCTTGTTTGTGTCTTATTTTTAAGACTAGCTAAATGATTTAATATGTCTTGATTTGAAACCACAATTCCTTTTGATGTAGTTGCAAGGATATCAGTTTCAGTAATTGTGATACCCATTTTCTTACACATATCAATGGATTGTTCTAAATAGACATGATCTCTTAAACCCGCTTTTAAAACTTTGCATTGTTCTAAAATAGTTTCAATCCATTTAGTATGAGCCATGATCAATTTGGATTTGGCTTGTTGCCAAGTCATCAAAATTGCAAACTCTTTTTGATCACAACCAAGTTGCCTATCTCGGCAATATTCACGACCAATTAAGTCGAGTTGATAATCATTGTTCCACTCACGCGCATAACTCGTTTGATTATCCTTGCCGCCAGTTAAACCAAGTTCCCTTTCATTCGCTTGGTCAACTTGTGTCCAATGAGGATTGGATTGATTTTCTTCGCCACTACCATTTCCCCATTTTTGTTCAATATTAATATCGGGATTACATTTTTCCCCTTTATTAATTTTGCCTTTTAACTCATCACGAAAATAAGCATAAGCAAAATCATTTTGCCTACTATTTTCCGAGCCATTTATATTTCCATCTAATCGAAAATCAAAATGTTGTGTGACATAGTTATCCTCATTTTTATCATTGTTCTCATCATCAGCTTTTGCCAAGTAGCCAAAATGAAAGCAACTATCTTTCGCAATAGTATCGACATTTTCAAACTTATTTTGGAGATGATAAGCCATCTTAACATCTGCATCTGTATAATGTCGTCTAACTATTTTCTCAGCAAGTTTCCACGTCTTATCCTGGAGAGGTTTTATTATTTCCCTCCCCTGTAAAAACGCTTCACGTTCCTGAGTGTTTTCTTGTTCTAAAAAAGGTCGCATAAATACATTTAATATCTTTGATCTATGCCCTTGATTATTTCGAACTCTAGCCATTGTGTCCTTTCTGTTAAATTAAAAATATATTTATAAGGTATTGACTTTTAAAAGTCAAGGGATTATATAGGAGGGTATGAATAATAAAGAAATAGCATATCAAAATACACTTGATGCAATGTTTGCTAATCGTTGTCATGGTTGTGGTTGCACACCCAAAAATGATGAATGGGCAGATAGAGCTAAAAATCTGTGCATAGATTGTAAAAATGATGAAGAATAAAATGAAAAATATTGATCCATTTAATATAGTATTTGCCTGTGGCATTGCAGTAGGTCTTTGGATTTTTGCAATGGTTTGGTCAATACTTTGGATATTATGATTTTAGAAAGTTTATGGTTTTATTTCTTTTTATTTGTAGCTGGATTTATTTGGCTATATTTAACTGAATAAAACATAAAGCCAATCGGCGCCATGATTAGGAAACATTTATGTATTCCCTGTAGTGGCGCCCTTGACCCCAGGTCCCCTAGCGCGGCGTTATTGTAAAATAATTAGCCACCATTCTAGAGTAGGGGACCTGGGGTCAAGCCGGTACAGGATAAGGCTAGCGCCTGCTTGGCCAGAAAAAATTATGAAAGAAAAAAGCTACAAGCTCCAAGCTGCAAGCTTGACAGCCTGTCCCAGAGATGATAGGATGAAGCCTGATCTCGTTTGATGGTTTTCCGATCGATAAATTTGTCAAATCATACACAGGTCCCTGAACCATGGTTCAGGGGCCAGCGTTAACACTGAAAGGATATATGAAAAAATTCACAATAGAAGTCTCGCATGCCTCTGGGCCACAGCTGCTGACCATCGCAGCTGAGCTCAAGATCATGAGCAATGGATGGGAGAAGTACGGACCCCGGATCAGGATCAACGGCCAGAAGCTGCAAGCGCTCGAGCTCCATGCACCAAGACACAAGCAACAAGCAACAAGCCGCAAGCGCCATAGTATGAACACATTCCAATAATAGAATAAAAATAGAAAGGAATATTATGTCATTCGATAACACGATTAAATTAATAACTCTTCAACGAGGAACTTTAGTTCAGGCCATCCAAACAATTGATGACCATTTTTATGCACGAGTCCAACCTAAGGAGATTCTGGAGCTGCGAGAAGCACTGGACAAGGTCCTGAATCATAACAAAGATATGGACGAAGGTTCAGAGATGGAATTAACAAAAATTAAATTAATATGAGAGTCAAAGAAGCAAAAAAAATAACAGGCTCCATGACCCGGACCAAGAAAATGCCTGGCCTGAGCTACAGCCTGCCAGCGTGGGAGTGTATTACAGGCAAGAAGCTGCGCAAGGTCCCCGGATCAGTCTGCGCGGGCTGTTATGCATTAAAAGGAAATTATACAAGATATCCTGCAATCAAAGCAGCTCAATACTACCGTCTGGCGTCCCTGATGGAGCCCGACTGGATACCTGCCATGGTGGCCCAAGTGAAGAGACAGCTCTGGTTCCGCTGGCACGATGCCGGGGACATTCAGAGCGCCAAGCATCTCAGTAATATATTTGAAGTGTGCAAGTTAACACCGGCAACCAGACACTGGCTGCCAACGCGCGAAGCAAAATTTTTAAGATTTATAGATCCAGACATAATTCCGGCCAATTTAATCATTAGACTGTCAGGTCATATGATCGACGGTAAAAACGCCAGCTGGTGGCCGTGGACCAGCGCTGTTAGTTCGAAGAGCAAGACCTGCCCGGCCTCGGATCAGGGCAACCAATGCAAGAGCTGCCGCGCATGCTGGGACAGGGAGGTCCCCAATGTCACATATCCGAAACACTAGAATCATTGAAGAGCTCCATGAACAATGGGCCAGGGAGAATGGATATCGGGAAGAAGCTGCAAGCAGCAAGCAACAAGCGGCAAGCACCAAGCGTCAAGCGCCAAGCACCCATAGCATCAAGCCACAAGCTCTAAGAGTTCAGAAATCTCAAGCCAAGTAAGGGAGGGCCATGGGCCATGGCCCATAGTTACAAGCTCTTGGATCTTGGATCCTGGAATAAGTTTCAGGGAGCACGGACCGAGGGTCCGGGCTAGAATAAATGTATGTTTAGGATGGGTAACATGCCACGAGATTTGATGCGGAGAAAATCTGAGTTTGTTCCCTCGCGCGACTTTTAATTCGATAGTGAAAAACTGGCCAGAAGTATTGTAACCCAACACATCAGGCATGCCAAGTAAGCTAAGGTTTTCAATACGATTCCAGAGGATGGAAGGTGTATTCTTTTTAAGATCTTTATATAATTTTCGTTCAGATGTAAGTGCATTTTTCAAAGTAGCTACTGCTTGTTAAAAGATGCCCCTTAACTTATCAGGCATCCTCAATGTTCTATGGTTTCCAGTCTTGAGAACTAAGCGATGACTCGGTTGACCAATCAACGTTCCATCGTTTGTATGCACTTCCATTCTTACAATCTCTTCCAAAAAACCATTCTTCTCCACATAAACTTTAGCTTCTGAAACAGTATTGCCTTGACGTTTACCATCACGAGTAGCCTCGGTAAATTTACTTAAGAATTGTTGAAGATCTTTAACAAACATTACATGCCTGATTTTCTGGCCTTATCCATTTTTGCATCTAAATAGTTGTGTATCTTTTTATTCTCAGCATGCAACTCTATATTCTCTTGCTCTAACTCTGTCAATCTTTCTTGTAATTTTCCATTATATTTTTGATGTGACTCATTGACCTCGAGTGCGTCCGCAATCCTATTATATAAATCATTGTTCTCTCTTTTATATTTTTCCCTATCCACATGTAATTGTTGTTTGAGAGCTTCAACTTCTGATTTTAGACTTTTCATCTCAGGGGAATTTATACCTATCCCCTTAACGAGGATAGTTTCGGTTTCAGCTTCCTGAGCACGCTTCTTCATCTTCTTAAACTCCCCAGACAAACGTTCCACAATTTGTTTTGTTCCTCTCAACATGTTAACCTCCTTAAGCAATTCATCATAGGCTTCCTGTCCTTTCCTTACCTCATGCCTGTAATGATCAATCAAACCCGCTGCATCATTCGGCAATCCTTTTTCTCTATCTTTTCTCATTTCTCCCATAATACAAACTTTCTTCATTCACATTGACTTTTTATCAATGTTACCTTAAATTGTCAAATATGGGTGTTCCTAAAAGATTAACTGAAATGCAGATGAGATTCGCCGAGTTTATAGTATTCGGGGGCAAAGATGGACCTATGACTCAGGCCGAAGCAGCCATCGCTGCTGGCTATAGCGTGAAGAGAGCTCGATCTGAAGGATCAGAACTTATGAATCCCAGACTCAGTCCCCTGGTCGTACAATATGTAGGTAAACTCAAAGAAGAAAGACTTGAAAAATTCAAAGTCACCTATGATGGACACCTGGCTGAGCTAGCAAGAATTAAGGATGCCGCTTTAAAGAGAGGGAGCTTTTCCTCTGCAGTAAACGCTGAAACCAATCGAGGCAAGGCAGCAGGATTATACATAGAACGAAAAATAATAAAACATGGGAAACTAGAAGACATGTCAGAGCAAGAACTAGAACACAAAATGAAACAAATTTTAGAGGACTATGCACCAATTTTAAACGTTACCCCCGAGAAACCATTATTGGACCAAAAACAATCACAAACCAAACGAAAGAAAAACCGAAAAGTACCAAAAAATATTGTTGCCAATCCGACACCTAAATCTCCTATTAAAAATCTCTCTCAAAAACTTCAAGATGAACTTGAACCTATCAGTGAGGAATCACACTCAAAACCCAAAGAGCAGTAATAAAAAATATTACCATTCCTATTTTAAATAGTAGGTCTGGATTCCACATCTTAACTATCTTTTCTTTTTCTTCTTAGCTTTAGCTTTTTTCTTTTTCTTTTTAGCTTTTTTCTTTTTCTTAGGCATTAAATCCTCCTTCCAAATATTATACATCTCTTCACTAAGTCCTCCGAATGAGACGTCTTCCATTACTTTAACTTAATCATTTTATTAACGCAAGAGGTAGGAATAACGGTACGCTCTCCAAACTGGATACCATCATCATCAGTATCATAGCTGGCAAAGATCTTAATGACTTTTTTATTCTTCTCATATAGCCATCCTTCACTGACAGGCATAGCCAATTTCATTCGATCAAATTCTTTATCCGAAGCCCATCCAGAATCAGAAGAGATATCGGACCACTCAATACGATATTTATTATAAGGGAATTTAACAGGAGAAGATCCTGTTATAATCTCTTGTTGCATTTTTCTCTTTTGTCTTCTTTTGGGCATCATGTGTTATACCATGCTATATAGAGATGTGGGACATTTTTTACTTTTCAAAAACCTTTTTACGCGCGCGCGTAGGCCTTTCTTGCTATGGACATAAATTTGTGTCCATTTTTCATGTTTTTGTCAAGAAAGTGTCCACACTTTGATCAATAAAATCAACACTTCTAGACGATTTGGACACTTTTCCACTTTTTTTTACTTATTTATACTTTTCAAAAGTAAAAAAATCTCCCACATCTCTATATGCAGATTCGCTGCCTTATTTTGAACATATTTCTGCCTAATTTGTGCCGTAATAGCGCCTCAATGTTGCCATCTTCTCAGCGGCAAAAGAGACTTTGGCAAGTAATTTATCAATCTGTCCCGTTATGTCTACGTGATCCGGAATAACAGTATGATTCATCATTAGAGCGTCAATCTTGACCAGAGCATCTTCTTGCTCAGCTGTATAACGCTTGATCAATGCCTGAAAGAGTCTTTCTCTGATTGTGCCTGCTTCTCTCATATCCCCTCCTTAATTTTGTTTTCTTC